CGAGTGTTCCACACTCAACATATCTATAAGGGTATCTTTCTAGGATAACATTCATTAGTTTACCTCCTTAGATTCTAGATCTTCTTGAATACATTCTAAAATTATATTATAATCTGCTTCTGGATCTTCTCCCATCAATTCAACTTCGTTTTGATAATATCTACATATCTTTTTGTATAATTTCGGATGCTTTACATCCAAAAAGATTTCTTTTGCTGCAGCTGCACGGAGTGTGCTAAGATCCTTTTTAAATTTAGTAGTAAGCGTCATTGCTTTGAATCGTGTACACACATATTATAAGTCAACTTCATGGTAAAGTCAACACAGATGTGACAGTTTAACAACCGTCATTATGTGTAGTGTGTATAAGAACTATCGGGTCATCTGTTGATTCTTCATCAACTAATCCCTCATCCTTAAGTTTTTGGAAATTATAACAACCTTCAAAAGTTGATTTGAATTTTGGTTCTTTGTTCATCTTCTTACTACAAAAACATCGTCACTATCTTCATCCTCATCCTGTCCTTTAAAAACTAATAGTTCTTCTCCAGATTGAACATCAGACATCTCTGGATGAACATTTCTCTTCATGGGTTTG